TTGTCCCATATACTGATTACTTAATGACAGACAAAGGAATTATCTTAACTGCTGAAACTACAGAAAAGTTTAGCCCTAATGCAAAACGCATTCAATCAATAGTAAAATCAAGTTATTATTCAGCAAGCGGTACTTATAAAGGCCTATGGGTTCCTTATGGTACTTATGCAATTAATAATACAGTTCTTTATAGTGGTAAATTATGGAGAAATACTACAGGGAACCGAGGTACTACCGCTAGTGTGTTTGCATTAGACAGTACTAACTGGGCCCTTTCCGCAAGTACAGCCCACCTAACGACTGGAGTATTTGGAGTACACTACGATATTTTTAAAGATAACGTATATGAACAATGGGATAACTTTGGAAACAGGGTTAAAGTCGAACTGAATACCAATTCAACGGGACAACGAGGATACACTGATGTGACTGACTGGCTACACCCTAGACGATATGGAAATACGACATATGGACTATTCAATAATACTAGTACTGAAATCTATGCGAATAATGTAAAAGGCGCAATCTACAATAACTGGATATCTGAGGATATCTATTCGAATGCAAACCTAGGCGAAATCAGTTACAACCAGAATGCTGGCGAAATCGCATTTAACACTAATGCTGGCCCAATTAAAGGAAACACAAATAGTGGCTATATCTCGTACAACAATAATAACGGAAGTATCTTGAATAATCCTAGTTCAATTAACGATATCGAAGAGGCAGCGAATAACAAATAGAAATATTTTCACAATAGAATTATAATAATTAAAATAAACAAGCTACCTAATGGCAAGTACAGCAAACATAAATATTAATCTTGATAGTAAAGATGCTGAGAAGAGTTTAAAGTCACTAAATGCAGAAGGCAAAAAGACTAAAACTACTTTCGCAGCCGTCGATAAAACATTCGACGAAGTCTATGGAGGCATTAAGCCACTTACTAATAGATTAGGTGAAGCCGAAGACAGATTATACGAATTATCCCTAGCTGGTAAAAGAGGTAGTGAAGAGTTTAAAGCACTCTTAAATGAAGCTGCTCGACTAAGAACCCAAATGATACAAACTGACATGGTGGTTGACGCCATGGCAAGTACGCTAACTACTAAGCTTCTAGCTGGAGCTGGTGGAGTTACTGCAAGTTTTGGTTTAGCGCAAGGCGCCTTAGTAGCATTTGGTTCTGAAAGCGAAGCCCTTAATGCTGCACTAACGAGATTAGCTGGCATTATGACAGTTCTTCAGTCTCTTAATGAATTACGACAAAGCCTTCCAGTATTACAAGGTTTAATGTCTGGTTTCGGAGCCCAATTTAATGGAATAGGTAAAGCTGCAGTTACTTCAAGTTCTGATGTCGCTGAGTACGCTTCCGCCCTTACTGATACCGCATCAGCTATTGCAGATGTTAGTACTGCTGCAAAAACAAGTAAATTATCTGAAAGTTTATCAGGTATTGGAAAAGTCCCTTTAAGTTTAAATGAGGAACTTGAAAAGCTTTCAGAAGACTTAGGAAAAGTTTTCGATACTGCTTATGACAAGTCTACTGAAACCGTAAGTAAAGTGAAGGATGCTCAATTTGCTATTCATCAAGCTAATTTTGACTTAATGGTTGAGACTAATCCAGAAGAAATAGACAAATTAATTAATAAAATTGACGGAGCTCAAGAAGTATTAGACGATGTTGGAGTATTTTCGTTAACTGGGCCTGACTTCGAGGAATCTAGCGACAATTTATTAGCCTCATTCGAAGAAACTCAAACCGCAATTGAAGGTTTATCTAATTCTGAAGAAGCTTTAGAGGCTTCTCGTAATTCTGCTATAAAAACTACTAAACTATTAGAAGGTTCACAGCAAGCATATTTCGAAATACAGGAAAGTAAATATGCACTAGACCAAGCAAACGTCATCTTAACTGAAGAAATGATAGCTCTAGACGAGTTAATGATTAAGTTAGATGAGGAAAGAATGAACCAAGCTCTTGGTTTAAATACTTTATCACAAGAGGAACTAATTCTTTTAGAGGAAGATATCGCTTTATCTGTAGAGAAAATAGCCCTAATTAAAGCTGAGGCCGTCGCTCATGAACAAAATATCATTGCTCAACAGTCTTATGCTCAAAACTTACAGGAATTAAGTAAAGTTGAGTTAACTCGAATGAAATATACATCAGGTTTAATAACTGACACTGAAAAGTTATCTGATGCAACTCTGAATAAAACAAAAGTTGATAAAGCGGCAGCTGCTGTTACTAAATTCTTTACTGAAACTACCTTAGGTTTAACTACTGCAATAGGTTTAGGAGTAATAGCACTTGGGGCTGCAGCTTATGCATTATATCAATATTATGAAGAGACAAGCAAAGCCGCTGAAGAAGCTGCTAAGCTTAAGAAGGAACAGGAACAATTAAAGAAAGCAGCTAAGGCCGCCGGTGAATCTATTGCTAGTGAAACTTCTGAATTCCTAAGTTTAATTCTTGCTCTAAAAGCGACTAACTCTCAATCAAAAGAGAGAAAGACATTAATTAAAGAAATTAATGATACCTACGGTACTACTTTAAAGAATTTACAGGACGAATTTAAATTTCAAGAGCAAGTCAATGGAGTATTAAATGACTATATTGAATTCCAACGAGTAAAATATAGATTACAGGCAAATGACGCAAGAACTCAAAAGCTATATGCTGAAGAGGAGACCCTTACTTGGAAAATAGCTTTAGAAGGCCAGAAACAATTAAGAGAATTTAAAAAGCAAGAATTCCGAGCTACTAAAGAACAAATTAAGGAAACTGAAAAGAGTTTAAAGCTTGAAAACTTAATTGCTAACTATAAAATGGGTACGTTGTCATCAGCTGACGCCCAGTATGCACAAGTTAAACGTATTGTTGAAATTCAAGGCCAACTCGAGAGCTTAGGAGTTACTGAACTTGCACTTAAGAAGAAATTAGGTACTTATTCATATAAAGATAAGGACGATAAAAATAAATTAAACAACCAAAAAGGTATAACTATTGCATATGAGGAAAGCCTTAAGGCATGGGAAGCATACCAAGAAGCCTTAAGTAAAGACAGAGAGCGCCCTGTCGAGTTAACTAATTATGAAAAAGAGGTTCAGGCTTTAGAGAATGGACAAAAAGCTTTAGAAAGTAAACGAGTTGCTGCATACGAAGAGGAAAAGAAGAATGCAGAAGGCCTCTATAAGGACAAACAGCTTACTTCGGACCAATATGACGCTAGACTTATCGAAGCTGCAACTAAATTCGAAAAGGAAAAACTTGAAGTAAATAAAGTATGGGCCGACCGTCGAGCTGAGTTTGATAAAAACTGGAACGAAGAACAACGACAAATCTCGAAGATAGCGAATGCGGAAGCAGTAAAATCGACTACTCAATCTAAATTAGATGAATTATCTGCTCAAAAAGCGCTAGATTTACAAGCGATTAATGATAGTAAAGCTACACAAATAGCTAAAGACAAAGCTATTATGAATACTCATCTTCAATATTTAGATGAGACTAATAAATTAGTTAAAGAGAGAAGAGATGCTGACCTAGTTTTACTTGATGCTACTTATGAGCAGCAAATGGACAACATTAACTTAAATGAAGCCCAAAAATTACAGATTACTGCTAAGTATGAGGCCGATAAAGTTAAACTTAATCTAGATGCGAATAATCAAATCTCTCAAAATGAAAGTGACTTAACTAATTCTATTCGAGAAGAATTTGAAGTACGCCAAGCAGCAGTTCAGCAATTCGGAGATATTTACAATGAAAGTTTATCTAGCTTAGGTACTACCCTAACTGATGCTATTAATGGAGATTTTGCGAATATTAGTGATAACTTTAAGGCTCTTTCAGCTGCTTTAGTTACTGAATTTACTGCATTCGACGAAATAGCAGCAAAATGGGATGACCTAGACTTTAAAGGAAAAGTGGCAGCAATCGGCGAAGCAGTTACAGCAGCAGCTGAGATGGCAACTCAAGCTATTTCAGCTATTTTCGAAAAACAGAATGCTGAAGAGCAAGCTAGACTAGAAGAGAAATATGCGAACGAAGACAGAGCACTAACAGAATCACTAGAGGCTAAATTAGTTTCTCAAGAGGAATATGAAAGTATTGTAAAAACTAACGAAGCTATCAGAAAAACTGAAGAAACTCAATTACGACGAGAAGCTTTTGAAAGTGGTAAAAAAGTATCAAGAGCTAATGCAGTAATTTCAGGAGCGAACGCAGTTCTACAAGCATTAGCCACTATTCCGCCACCATTCGGATATATCGCAGCTGGAGTTTCAGCAGTGGCAGCTGGAGTTCAGTTAGGAGCAATTGACAGACAACAATTTACAGCAGCACGAGGAGGAGTAGTTCCAGGTAATGGCGACCCTAATAGAGACAGTGTAGACGCCCTTCTTGCACCAGGTGAAATGGTGATTAATTCCCGTTCTAGTGGACTATTCCCAGAACTCCTAAGCGCTATTAATCAAATGGGAGGAGGTATCAGTCTTGCACCAAGTACTCCAGCAGCACCGCTTTCTAGAAATACAGTATTTGGAAATGGCGGACAAATGAGAGCCTATGTAGTCGAAAGCGATATTTCGGACTCTCAACGAAGAGTACAAAGATATACAAGAAACGGAAGCTATTAAAAATATTATAATAAACCATGAATTATCCAATTATTTACTTTGAGGTTAAGGAAGACGGAAATACTGGAATGTCGACTATGTCATTCGTAGATAATCCTGCTACCCAAATAGAATGGCAAATGTTCCAAATGGAGGAAGCATTCGCTCGTAACGAGATGAAACGAATTGTAACGGGACCTGTAATGCTGGCCGAAACTCCTATTCCTCGTTTTGATAAATCTATTGGAAAATTCTATTGTAAATTTACTGAGGACAGTATCTTTAATATGCGTCAAAAGTATCACATGCAAAACATGCAAAATAACGTGAATGAAGCCCATATGAAATATGAGGTAGTGGATGGCGTATTTATGGTGGAAAGTTATATCGTAACTGAAGACCTAAAGCATTCGAAATTTAAAATACCTAAAGGAAGCTGGATGGCCAGTTATTATATCGAAGACGAGAAATACTGGAATGATAAAATACTTACTGGTGAATTTAAAGGTTTATCACTAGAAGGAAAATTCGACCCAATTGAAGAAGAGGACCTGATGAAGGCTAAATATGAGATGGCTAAATCTATTTATTACGATGAGAAGAAGTCCTCCCTAGATAAATGGAATGCATTAAAGTCGCTTATGTGAAACGAACCTATAATCAATTATTATTTTAAATAAATAGTTTAACTAGAATATGAACGAAAACAAGTTGAAATCATTCTTTAGTTCTCTTAAGTCTGCATTCGCAGAAGCAGAACAAGAAGAAACAGACGCAACATTTGCTGATATCAAAGCAGTAGATGGTACGCTTTTACAAGTAAGCGACATTATGGTCGACGCTACTATTAATATTATCGAAACTGACGGTTCTCTTACACCAGCAGAAGGTGAATGGGAATTGGAAGACGGAACTAAAATCGTCGCAGCAGCAGGAGTAATTACTGAAGTAGTAGACGCTGAAACTGAAGACGCTGAACCAGCAGTTGAAATCGAAATCGAAGCAGGCGCTGATAAAAAAGATGTCGAAACTAAAATGATGGCCGTTCTTTTGCAAGACGGAACTGAAGTACAGGTTGAAACTCAAGTGGAAGGCGAAATTACAGTCGGTGATATTATCGCTGGAGCAGAGGACGGAGAATACATCCTAGAAGACGGAAGAGTTATCGTCGTGGCAGCTGAAGCAATTACTGAAATTAAACCAGTAGAAATGGAAGAAGCTGAGCCAACTGCAGAAGAGAAAGAAATTACTGGAGTAGTTAATAACTTGAAAGAATTAATCAACCAAGTAAAAGACTTAAAATCTCAGTTCGAAGCTCTTAAAGAAGAAAACGCGAAAATTAAATCTAATTTCGCAGCTGCTAATAAAGTAGCATCACTCGACCAAGAAGTTAAATTCGAGACAAGCAAACCTAAAAAATCAAGCCCATTGCGTAATGCAGTAGGAATGTAATTAATAAAAATAAAATAAAATAGTATGAAAAAAGCAAAACAACTTTTTGCGGAATTTGCGACTACTGTAGACCTTACAGCTATCCCAGATTACGAAATCAACACTGGTGAAATCATTGTTGATATTATCGAGTCTGCTCCAACCCTGAGCGAACTTACACCACTTACAGGAGTAAAACCTGGAACAACTCGTAACTTAAACATCATGAATACGGACATCGTATGGCAGACTGGTGATTGTGTTACTACACCTGAAGGAAACGTAGAATTGAAACCTCGTCCTGTAACTTGTATCCGAGTAACTGACCGTATGGAAATGTGTTTAGACCAATTCGAAGCTAAACTTCCAATGATTATGCGAGCTGGACAAAAGAACGAAGACCTTCCATTCGCTGCTCAATTCGTTGATTTCAAAAAGAAATTAAACACTAAAGAATTAGAGAAACTTGCATGGGCTGGAAATACAGCAACTGGTACAGGAAACTTGGAAGTAACTAACGGTTATGTTAAATTAGCTTTACTAGAAGCTGGTGACTTAGGTTATAACGACGCAGTTGGTGCATTCAACGTATCAACAGCAGTTGGAATTGTACAAGACTTTTTAGATGCACGTACTGATGCTCAACGCGAAATTGAGAACTTTACTATCTATATGTCTCCTGCAAACTATTCTATCCTTGCAAACTCTTTAGTGGCTGCATTCGGAGCAAATGGTACAGGATACTACACTAACTTGGGTAATCCAAACGTGGATTCTAAAAACCAAGAGTTTATCTTCCCTGGAACTGACGTTCGTATCAAAGCAACTTTCGGTTTAAGTAAACAATACCATGGTAACAAAGATTATTTGTTCGCAACTGGTACTCAAAACTTACGTTACGTAACAGATTTAGAATCTGATATGGAGAACTTCGAATTGTACTTCGACAAATACCACAAAGCATTGGTATCTGACTTAGTATTCGCAATTGGTTTCCAATACGAATTCGCTTCTCAAGTAATGTTACTTGAAGTGAACGACTAATCATTAAATAAAAAACTAAGGGAGGTGAAAAGCCTCCCTAATTAAAATTAAAAAATAAAAAATCTATAATATTATGGCATGTTTAATTAACGCAGGTCGAGTTTTAGGATGTAATACCGTAGCAGGTGTAGAAAAGATTTGGGTTGCTAATTACGATTCAGCAACTACTGCTACTTTTGGTACTGCAAACATCATCTCTGGCCTTACAGACGCACCAGATAATTTCTACCTTTTAGAACAAGATGTAGAATTCGGTGGTTTAACTCAAACTGGAGTTTACTCTAACAATTCAGTATCTTTCGAAACTTCGGTAGCTATGAAATTTATCGACTTGGACGCAGCATTAATCCAATTGGTTGACCAACTTTCTAAAGCTAAAATCGTAGCTATCATCAAATCTAACTCTGGTAAATACTTCTTCGCTGGATTAGAATTCCCTGGTCGTGCATCAGCTGGAGATTTATCTTTGGGTACTGCACTTGGTGACCTTAACGGAGCTAACTTGACGATTATGTTTAAATCCAAAAATGGAGTTTACGAAATCGACGAGACCTTAGCTTTAGGAATAGTATAATAACTAACTAACTTTAACTAAAAAGGCGTACTTAAATAGGTACGCCTTTTTTGGGTTTATAGTTATGAGACAGCTAAACCTTATTCTGGTATCATATTAAGATATGCTTGATATGCTTCAAGTTCAGTATTAAACATACCAAGATAAAATACTTTTCCATTAATTTGTATTTTACTAGAATATTTTCTTCCATTCCTACTAAGAGACACTCCAGTTAATAAAGGACGTTCTCTATCTTTAGATAAATTACTTCTATGGGAAATTAATTGTAGATTATCTAATCGATTGTCTAATGGATTATTATTGATATGGTCGACTACTATTTTATGGCCATCTGGCTTATGATTTAAATAAGTGATAGCCATAAGTATATGTATATTAATACTGTGTCTAATTCCATTATTAGAAAGACAAACATTGTAATATTTTCTACTAAGATAATTCTTTAAAATTCTACCAGTCCTTATGTTTTTAACGTATCCATCTCTAGATATTGCATAATTTGGAAATCCAGGTATAGTTTTAAAGCTATTAATCGCATCCATAATAGGTATTTTGAAATTACTATACTAAAAAATTTATAATATTTAAAATAAGTAATGAAATATGTTTAAACTAAAGAAGGCATGGCATAACAAGAAGATTATGCACCCATTATTAGGTACTATTACTCTATATAAAGAAGCTGACCAACAGTTATTATCTATCTGGCATAAGCATTTTCCTATTGCAGTAAGCTATAGTGAACCTAAAGTTGAAAATCAAAATGACGAGAATGATACTATTGAAGCAATCATCGATTAATTTAGTTCCTCTTACTCTAAAGGAGAGAGGTTCTACAACTAATCTAGTCCTAAGTAATTACATTGCGAATAACTATATCAATATTGGTTACTTTTTAGGGGCGCAAATAAACTCTGACAATTACGTTTTAGAGGTTACTTCGAACGAATTAAAGGGAACGAAAGCCCTACTCTTAAAAGGAGTTGATAATGCTACTCAATTACACGACCGATATGACTTATGGACGCTTGAATTAGTAGACGCCCAAGATGAGGACCTAAATAACTATAAAATAACTTTAAATACTGGTCGTTATGACTATCGAGTTATCAATGACCTCGATGAGGTGGTTGAAAGTGGAGCACTAAAAGTGGTTGATGAGAAATCACCTATTATTTCAGTTACTACTAGCGGTTTCGATGGAGCACCATTTGTATTTAAATAAAGAAGACATGGAAGAACAAAAAACATACGCAAAGCCAATATTTCTGAAATTCGGAAAGACTTGGGAACAACCTGAATACAAGTATAATAAATCAAAAGGGTTTATTAGCTGGGGCGATAAGAACGATTATCCTGGACAAATACTTTCACTCTATAATGAAAAAGGTTCCAACCTGCATAAAGCTATTATCAACAAAAAGGTAAAGCTAATCGCTGGTAAAGGTATCCAGACAGTAGATGCTGCACTAGAAGCTTTCCTTAAAGCAAATGAAAGTGATATCTTTTTAAGAAAAATCGCAGTTGATTACGAAATCTTTAATGCTTTCGCAATTGAGGTACTTTTCGATGAGGAAGGTTTAGTCGAGGAGATTAATCATGTGAACATTCATAAATTACGCAGAGGTATTAAAAGTGAAAAGATTAATTTTAATCACTTTTGGTATTCGACTGACTGGCAAAAGCATACGAAAGCAGAACACTCTCCTCAATTTATCAGAGAGTTTAATCCTAGATTAAGAGTAGGACGACAATTACTTTGGTTTCAGGACTATAATCCTTCAACTGATGGAGTTTATCCTATTCCTTACTATTCAAATGCACTAAACTGGGTTTCTCTAGACTGGGAAATCAGTAAATTCCACCTTAATCAAGCTCGACAAGCATGGACGCCTTCTGCTATTATTAATTTTGCAACTGGAGTTCCTAGCCAAGAGGAGAGAGACGAATATGCAGACGAATTGGAAGCAGAATTCCAAGGTACTGATAATGCTGGTAAAATAATGATAACTTATTCTGCTGGACAGGATGAGAAACCAGATTACATTCCTCTCGAAGCTAATGATAGTGACGAGCGCTTTGTAACGATTGCTGAAGGAGTTAAAGACAATATTGCAGTAGCCCACGAGTTTCCAGCTCAATTAGTATTACAAACGCCAGGAAAACTTGGTTCTAGCAGCGAAAGAGCAGAATTACTCGAAGAGGTAAAGATTTCTTATGTACTTCCTCGACAAAATCAAATTAAAGAACAACTAACGAGAATATTCGAACTAAATGGGTACGGAGAATTCGAAATCGTTGAAGCAGAAATGATTGTAACAAATAATCCTACACCAAATGTCTAAAAACCTAGTATATTTTATAGATGTTAACTATTTAAAG